CGGGGGAGCAGTAGTGCGAGCTCCGGGTTCAAGTGTCTCAACTGCAAGATCAATGTATCGCTTCTACGTACAAGTAAGTGCTCCATCCCAGCTAGCTAGCTGTGCCGTAGATTGCTCTTTCGCCGCCTCAGTAAACGCAAGTACCGCAGACATGTGGATAAACCAAATTTCCCAGGCTCAATTTGCTGCGGATTAAGTCATAAATGACACGTGGGCTCTGTTCCAATGAAAAAACAAAATAAAAATTTATTCAAAACCGTAATCCGCTGGATCTAAGGTTTCCTCCTTCTTAGACTCCTTAGCAGGAGGTCTGTATGCATTATGGTCTGAATTCAGGCGTATAACTTCCTCCACGTCGGTACGCCGGTTGGCACGTCTCCAGGGGTCACTACGCCTCCAGGTAGGGGACCCTGGATTACGAAAAATTCTTTGATCAATTAAGTCTTCCCACGTCACACTATCAGCCCCCTGAGATGGAAAATAAACATACATGATAGCTCTAACAACTGCATCATGTAGTTGATTTACACCCTCATACAGAGAGTTACGAAAATAGTAAGGATATGCAGATCGCGCATAACGAAGCTGCTCTACAATGTCTTCAATCAAGGCAGCCTCAGATTGCGCAAACTGCGCCCTTAACTGAACCCTTCGCTTAAACGACAGTTTAAAAATGACAAACTGATCGATCTTTTTCCCACACAACATGTCTCCGAGCCGTACGACTGTAAAAATGTCTCCGAGCCGGTAAGTCCATGCAACACACACACACCATTTGGTTGTCGGTGTGTTGCATATGCCATTCACAATGTCTTCTTACAGGTCTCGCAACTGGTGTTTCACACTAAATAATCCAATCCCTCATGATGGATCCAACTTCCAACTAACTAATGCCCACCGGTACATGGTCTTCCAGCTGGAGAAGGGCGAACATGAGGGTACAGATCATTACCAGGGGTTAATTCTGTACAATAACCCTGCCTCCCAACAAGCCGTACAGACTTTTCTACCGGGGGCTCATGTTAGTCCTCAAGGTATGGAGTGGAAAGAGGGAAAATGGGTGAAAATGAGAGGAGCGAGTATGCAAAAAGCTAGAGCTTACTGCATGAAAGAAGACACACGTATTGATGGCCCTTGGGAACTAGGTACATGGACTGAACCGGCTCAAGGAAAAAGAAATGATCTCAGGGATTTCATGGAGGGCGTCAAATCCGGAAAAAGACACGGGGACCTGATAGAAGATCATCCAGAAGTCGCTGCTAAATATCCGGGCTTCTTCAGCTTGTACTGTAACAAACACCGGAAAATGGAGCCAATGGAAAACGTAAACGTCCGACCTTGGCAGCAGTGGACTCTGGACTTGATAAAAATTAATCCTGATGACAGAAGTATTTATTGGTTTTTCGACAAGAAAGGAGGGAGTGGTAAAACTTTCCTAACCAAGTATATAACCAACCTTTACCCCGACGAAATTTTCTTATGTAACGGAGGTAAAGCATCAGATATATGCTTCGCATATAATGGGGAAAGGGTGGTCATCTTTAACTATGCACGTGACCATGCCGAGTATGTGGGATACGGCCCTATCGAACAACTTAAGGATGGGATTTTCTTCTCTTCTAAATACCAATCAATGATGAAGAGGTTCAATCCACCCCATGTACTCATTTTTGCTAACTTCCTTTTGGACAAAGACAAAATGAGCGAAGACCGCATCCACATAATCACTTTCGAAGATGACAAAGTATACTACCAACCACCCTTCTCACTGATAAAGCAAGTTTTACAATAAATGTTTTATATATTTTTTTGCCTCTACTCTGGCCTACGGCCAGAGTAGAGTCTTTGGGGGCTGCGCCCCCAATCCCCCCTTGTTAGTCGGGGGCTACGCCCCCCGAGCCCCCTTTACAAACACAAACACAGAAGTGGCGGTAATAATGGATTTGGCCACTTCTGTACCCGATCCGGTTCCGTTCAAATGAAATTATCAGCGCGTTGCACGTTGCGATCGATCATATTAAAGTTTGTGTGTTGCTGCAGTAAACAATATGGAGGAGTACGACACAGAAATGGCTCTAGGGCCGCGAAGAAGGGCTAATTACAAAAGAAAGAAACAAGGACTTCCTTACTGGCAACTAAAAGCTGCAAAAGCAGCTAGAGTTGCAATGATATCTAAATTTCCTAAAGGTTCCGCAGAATCCATCAACGTGTGGGGGCCCACATATAAGACCGCCGGTCCGATCCAGCAATCCCTGCGCAAAGCCTTGCGTTACTCAGGAGACGGGGCATACTCTTTGCGTGGCCTGGGTCGAAACATCATGAGATATGGAGGAGCCGCTATTGGAGGAGCCTTAGGGGCTGAATCAGGGGGGTTAGGTGGTATTTACGAGGGGGCTCGTTCAGGATACGCGGCAGGAAAACGATTATCACGCTATGCTGGATTGGGCGAATATACTTCCCAAAACCAACTAATATCAGGCCCAGAAGAAAACAGATCGATTGGAATTAACAACGACCACAGATCCGGGGACATTGTGTTCACAAACACAGAGTTCTTCCAGAATGTGTACGCCTCTGTCGCATCCGCTCCTTCGACTTCAGCTTTCCAACTTACAGCTTTCGCTATTAACCCCGGTGTGAACGACCTGTTCCCATTCCTGTCCCAAATCGCCCAAAACTTCGAACTTTATGAGTTCGAAGGTCTCATGATAGAGTACAAACCAACCTCTGGAGAATACGGAAACAACTCGAGTAACTCCATCGGTAAGGTAGTTCTATGCACGAACTATGACCCAGACGCAGCAAACTTTACTTCAAGTATGACAATGGAAAATTATGATTACGCCAACTCTACTAAGCCTTCTTGCGGTGCTATACACGGAATTGAAACGCACCCAGCCCAGAGATCGACCACCTTACTTTATGTGCGAAGTGGCGACTCTACAAGAGATAAAGTCTTCACAGACTTGGGAACCTTCCAAATAGCCACTGAAGGTATCCCCTTCGGTGGAACAGGAGCCCAAACAGCTCTAGTGGGAGAACTATGGGTAACCTACAAAGTAAGACTATCCAGATCACAACTATACTCCTCAGTACTCGGTTCAAACATCCTGTTCGATACCCTACAAATGACCAACCTCGGAGGAGAGTGGGCAACTGCCGTAACCCACGCATCTGGATCAACAATGAATGTAACGCTGGCTGACACCGGAGGTGATTCATTCCAGCTTACTTTCCCAACAAACATCGATCAAGGATACTTTGAAGTCACCCTATACGTCCCACAATCACCCGCGGCGGCTTCACCAGGAGACTTATCCATAGCCGTCACTAACGGCTCCGGGGGAGCAGTAGTGCGAGCTCCGGGTTCAAGTGTCTCAACTGCAAGATCAATGTATCGCTTCTACGTACAAGTAAGTGCTCCATCCCAGCTAGCTAGCTGTGCCGTAGATTGCTCTTTC